TGTTCTATAAGTTTAACTTTTGAATCTACAATATTTAATGGATCATTATTTTTATTTTCTACTAAATTATAAATAGATGCCATTATAGAATAATTAGTAATTTTTGCCTTAAAAAAATTATTAACATTATAATTAGATTTTAAATCTTTTATAAGGTTATATTTTTCTCTTCTTAAAGTAGATTTATTTAATTTATTATAGGATTCAATTAAAGTATCTACTAAAATAGTCGCCTTAGTTATATCTTTATAATTTCTAGTAGATAGAGTATGGTAAATTTTATACTCCTTTAATAACTCAGATTTTGAATTGAAATGTTTTTTTAAAATAGATAAGGCTCTAGTATCCCTTCCTGAAACTGTATCAGATGTAATCTGTCTTGTTAAGAGTTCAAACAGTATCCCAGTATTTTTGTACTTAGAGTGTTTTAGTTTCATTATAAATTGCAATTTATCTGAATATAAATATATAACTATTCTTCAGACTTAATATTTTTTTCGGATAACATACTATTTTCTCCCTCTTCTTTAAGTATTTGTTTTTGATTTTTTATTTTTTGTAAGGAAGATTTTAGACCATTAAATACAGATTGATTAGAAATTTTATTCTCGGAAGCAATATCCGCTTTAGTTCCTTGTTGGCCTATAGGATCTCTACTAAAATTAGAATCTTCAGTTCCATATTTAGAAATTGTTTGTTTAGGGGGTCCTACAGGGTTTTCATCATACCCTGTTGGAACTTGATTAGTACCAACTGCTTTATCTCTTTTATTACCATATAAAGCAGCTAAATCATGAGGGGTTCCATATGATACACCAGATTCTGATGGATCATTTCCTTCATTTTCAATTTGTGAGACTCTAAAATTTTGTTGTGCATCCTTAACCATTAATTCTTTTTCTCTATTATACTGATCAGGGCTTAATCCAAATAAATTTTCGTAAATCCAATCTTTAGACATAACCTTAGCATCTAACATTTTTTGAGCTGCATCTATTTTAGTACTATATAATTCTGTTTTTTCTTGTTCATATACAATAGATGGGGTAGTTAATTCTAAAGAAAAATCTACTAATTTATCATCTGTAAAACCTTGAGAATATAAATGGACTAAAGCTATCTTAGTTAATTCTGATTCTATAATTCTTTGTACTCTTTCTACAGTTCTAGCAAATCTAACATCCATAGATGCTAAAGTAGATTTACCTTCTATTCCCTCTTCATAACCTAAATATGGTTTAGGGATTTTAAGAGCAGCCATCATTTTATTTTTTAAATATTCAATATCTCCCGTTCCATCATAATCTAAACCTTTAGTAGTATCTATTTTAGTTGAAGTATCATTACCTCTAACAGGTATATAAAAATCTTCAGTCATGTTTTGTACGTTAAACTTTAAATTATAATCACCGGTACTTTGATCTATATAAGGAACTTTTTTCATTTTATTAACAGTATCCTGCATAAATTGTTCAACCTGTTCTGGTGGAATAGCACCTACATTAATATAAAATACTCTTTTTTCAGGTGCTCTCATTATACGATGAATTAACATTGCATCTTCCATTAACATTAATTGCTTAAATACTTTTCTAGCTGGTTCAAGATATGATCTACCATAAGGTAAATAATTAGAATCAGTTAAAAGTCTAAAATGAGCAACTTCATAATTTTCAAGTCTATATGTATCTCTTCTAATTGTATTAACACCCCCCGAAGCTAATCCATTAGGGTCTAAAGTAAATTGTACATAAGATGGGTTTTCAGGATCTGTTCCTTCTTCTCTTACTACTTCATATGTTGATAAAGGTAAAACATTATAAACACCATATTTTTCTGATACTTCTAATTTAAGATAAAAATCACCATATTTACACATATTTCTAACCCAAGTAGCTAAATTAAATTCAATATTAAGTACATCATAAAATAAATTATGTAATACTCTTCTTACATTAGCATCCGAAGAATTTATATTTAATACATCACCATATTGGTTTCTAATTGTAGTTTCATCAGAAATAATATCTAAAGCAGCAGCAATAATAGGATCGTGATCCATAGCTTCATAATCACTATAAAGCTGAAGACGCATTGATTGGTAATTAAGGGTAGGATTATATTGTAAAGATGAACCTACAGGTTTATGTAAACGTGTAAATCTATCGTATAATGAATTTGTTGCCAAATTTCCATATTTTTGAATTTGACCTGAATCCATTATTTTTAACTGTTTTCCACCAACGTTACGGATTATAACATCATTTGAAAATAATCTTCTTAATCTTGAAAATAAACTAGTATCTGCCATTGTTTTTTATTTATAATAAATATTAAAGAAGCCAAGTTAAATCCTCATCTTCTTTTTGATCACCCATTTCCATTGACCACCCAGCACCTTTTTTATTAGTACCTCCTGAATAAATAGCAGGAGCACTTCGTGACCAATTATTTAATGTAGCTTTTGTAATATCTATTCCCTGTTGTGCAAATTTTAATGCTGTGTCTCTTACATAGCATGATGTAGCTAAAGATATAACTAAATCATCATTATAACCTAATTGAGCTTCTGGACGACCATTTCTCCATATAAATGTTCTTAATTCTTCTATAGTACGTTTACATTGAATAATTATTGATTTTTCTCTTATATATGCATCTAATTTTCCTATTACAAGAGGTCTTGTTTTTAAAGACATTGTAAACCCGGGAACCATTTTAGATCTATCCATTACATCATACCCTTTTTGTAAAAATGATTCTGCTGAAGATGCAATATCTCCTTTTGGGGAATAATATAAATTGGGATAATTCCTATCTATTATAACTTGAATAGTATTCCATCCTATGTTAGCATTTTCAACTACAAGTAATGCATTATTATACTCTGTAGCTACAGAAATTAACATATTACCAAATTCTTTAGTACCTATTTGTCCCTTAAAAGTAGCTATTTGTTTGCATTCTTCAATATCAATAACATGAAAAGCAGAATAATCTTGACTATCACCTCTAGCTACATCAGCTACAATTATATAGTTTCTGCTATAATCAGGATATTCCCATATATGGAAATTTCCACCCATACCCCTTTTTTCTACTGGATCCTTAATAAAAGTTTTATCATAATAATTTATAAGATCAACATCTATTACAGTATTACCAGAAGTAGTAAAATCACAATCACATTCTTGTGCTGCCATTCTAGGACCTAATTCTGCTTCTTGTTGATCTCTCCATTCTTGATTTCTTTCAGGATGTACAGTCCATGGCAATCTAATAGTATTAAATCCATTTTCATTTTCTTCGGCTTTTGCCCACATTCTATGAAAAAAATTTCCAGTACCATTAGGAGTTGATAATACTATTGCTCTACCACCAGTAGATAATGTTTGTTGGGATGATGCCCAAATTTCTTCAATTCTATTTTCCTCAATAAAAGCTGCTTCATCTATTATTAATAAAGAAATTGCTTCTGATCTACCAGCATCACTTGCTGCTGATACTGCTTTAATTTGAGAACCATTTTTAAGTCTAAGAGCTAATTTATTTTTTTCAACAAAACCAATTTTTAACCAAGATGGTAATTCATCATACATAAATTTAACCTTTGTAACTAAGTTTTTTGCAGTATCCTGTTTAGTTGCTATTACTAATACATTAGTATCTCTAGTAAATAACATTCTATGTAAAGATTTACCTGCGGCTAAAGTTGAAATACCTAATTGTCTTGATTTTAAAATAATATTTCTATTATTTTTATCTAATAAACCTAATGTTTTTTCTTGAAAAGGATATAAATTAAAATTAATTCTACCTCTAGTAGGGTGTTGGATCATGCAATATTTTTTCATAAAATATACGGGATCCTTAGCACATTTAATGTACTCCTGTTTAATAATTTGTTTTATGTTTGGTTGAGCCATATTATATATTATACATATATTATAAATGGAGTACTGTTTCCTTTATTTTATCTATTCTTTCTTGTATAGATCCCTTAATTTTAACAAAATTAACACAATTATTATGATACATTTTTAATATATTTTTAATTTCTTTATCTATATTATTTCTATATTCTAAATTTGTTTCTCTAACTCCATTATCCTCCATTTCTACTCCTTCAGGACTTACATAAAATATAATATCATAATCCTTTATAAGATTCCATAATACAACATTTATTTGTTCTTTTTCATAATCTTGCATTGATGTTGATAGATTACAAAATGCCATAACATCTATAATTGTTCTATCTGTTATTATATTCTCTTGAAGTAATTCAGATGCTCTTTCTGCAGCAAAAACTAGCTGACCTTTTAAAGTACTATCAGTATTTAAAGGAATTCCTAAATCACTTAAATATTTAGAACGTTCTGTTCTAAAATAATAATCCTTAAATTCTGGTAAATTTTTTAATGCATTTACAAGTGTAGTTTTTCCTACACTCATCGTTCCACATAAACCTATTTTCATATTCTTGCTACTCCTCTTAATGCTGGGTTTTTATACCATGGTAAACCTGCCCTTTCTCTTCTTTGTTCTTTCCATTCTTCAATATCATATTGAATACCATGTAAATAATATTCTTTAATTTTTTTCTCATTATTAATTAATGCTGGACCATCCCAATTATGTAATTTAGTTACTCCATCTATTGTAACTACATAAGCAATAGTACCATCTTCTGGTTTAATTAATTTTCGTGCTTTTGCAAATATATCTTTTGCCATAATTTAATTATTTAATATTGATTCAGCAACATAAGTTCCTTGTGCACCTGATACTGTAATACCTCTTGCTGATAATGCGTCACCTACAAAATGTACTTCAGGAAACCTAGTTAATGATAGATTATTGTAATCTACTAATGGTTCAGGTGATAAATATTTTACTTCAGGCATATAAATACCCCAATCATTTCCTAATGTTGGAAATACTTTTTTCATATCTTCAATAAAATTTTCAATATGTAAAGCATACTCACCAATTGCATCATATAAAATATCCATACTTGGTACTACAACACATCTAACATAACCACCTTCTGAAGTTTTAGATGGTACTCTATGATTTGGTGAATAATAAGTACCAGTTCCCTTTGATTGTAATTTTTTAACTGCTTTTCTTGACCAAATAAATGGTTCATCTATACCTCTAATTTCCATTAAAATACCAAAATTAGTCATATCATTTCTATATGACGGATCTTTTTTAGCATGACCATTATAACTTGTATCTCCATAAGTATGTTCAGCAGCTACATAAGCAGCATTATTATTAGTACAAAACGAACGTAATGATACTCCTTTATCTTCAAATTTTTGATATAATTTAAAATCATAACTTACATCAATTAATTTTTGAAAATGTTTTTGTGGAGCCTCAAAACGTACTCCAATTTGTACTGATTTTGGTTCTGTAGGTAGTTTATACTGTTCGGCTAATTGTTTTCCAAAATCAATACCTGATTTACCAACACCAAATATTAATTTATCATAAGACATTTCATCTATAGCACCTAAAGATACAAATTTATTTTCAAAATCAATATTAGTTACTTTAGTTTCCCAAATAAATTCAACACCATTATCTACTAAATAATCATACCAATTTTTACCAATTTCATGTAAATAATCTGTACCAACATGCCATACTGGAAATAATCTTAAACCAAAATATGGTTTAATAAAATCAGGTTCTGCTTGTGGGTCTGAACATTGTACTTCTTCTGGTTTAGGATGGAAGCGTTTAAAATTATTAATAACTTCATCAAATAATTCCATAGCTTTTTCTTCACCACAATATTTTGATAATTGTCCTCCTATTGAAGTATGGTAAGTTAATTTACCATCAGACCAACCACCTGCTCCCAAAAAACCTGTCATTATTTCTTCGGGTTTTCTATCGTAAGGATTTTTACCCATATCAATTATGGTAATTTTACCTTTAAAATTATTATCTATAAGTTTAGTTGCAGCATTTATACCTGCAACTCCGGCTCCTACTATTACTACATTCATAAAAAATTTTTTTATTAATATACAAAAAAAAGTGACCCAATCCAAATGATTGGGCCACAGCTCCATTATTATTTTTAAAATCGTCTGGCTATGAATCAGACTAAATATTAGCAGTCACAACAAGCGCATTCACAACTTGTTCCACATTTACATACTTTACAATTGCAATTCATTATCTTTTTCTTTTTTCTACTGTTCTACCTCCAAAATAGGCACCTATAACTGTTATTAACACTAATTGAAGAAGATCTGTCCATTTAGCTTCCACTTCAAATGCAATTGTTCCTGCATCTATAAATATCATAAGGACAGTTGATACAACTAAAAATATTAATACTAATGGTCTAACATTTTTTGATAACCAGGAATCAGAATTCATATCCGCTTTCCAACGATCAGTAATATTTTGTTCCATTTTAGTTTCATAATCTGCAATTAATTCTTGCATTTTATGTTTTGCTTCAAGTTTTTCTTCTTTTGTAGTAGTTAAATTATCTAAAACTCCACCAACACCTTCAACTAGGTCTTTAGCTCCACCCGAAAATATTTTTTTTAATATACTCATAACATTTTATTTAAAAGGAGTTACTACAATTTTTCTATTTTTTAATTTACGTGCAATATCCTTAATTTTTTCTTTATCCCCACTTTCTTTAGCCTTAAGTAAATCTTTTTCTAATTGAATTATTTGGGGATCATTTTTATAAAAACTTTGGTCTAATTTAGCATTTCATG